CTTGCATGCAATACATGCAGCAGGCAATATCGCGTGATCTCGTGGACTTTATCCAGTCAAGTGACTCTCGACATGGATGGGTCCTGGGCTTCAATGATCAGGAGCCTAATCAGCTCCTTGCTCGTGAAGGATCCAGATCTGGATCTCTGGCGACGCTCGACTTGAGCGAAGCTTCAGACCGTGTCTCGAATCAGCTCGTCCGGAGAATGCTCGCACCCCACCCTTGGCTTAGCCAGGGAGTGGATGCTTGCAGGACCCGGAAAGCTGATGTACCTGGCGAAGGCGTTATTCGCCTAGCCAAGTTCGCGTCTATGGGTTCAGCTCTGACCTTTCCCATCGAAGCGATGGTCTTTGCGACCATTATCTTCTTAGGGATTGAGTCAGATCTCAACACCCAGCTCAACCACAGTACGATTGACCTGTACCGTGGTCGGGTGCGCGTCTACGGGGACGATATTATTGTCCCAGTAGAACACGTACGCTCCGTTGTCGGGTTACTTGAAACTTTTGGGTTTCGAGTTAACCTGGGTAAGTCTTTCTGGACTGGTAAGTTCAGAGAGTCTTGCGGTAAAGAGTATTACGACGGCGAGGACGTTAGTATAGTCCGCGTTCGTACCTTACTCCCAACCCAACGGACGGATGCTCCTGAGGTGATCTCCACTGTGTCTCTACGCAACCGGTTTTATCTCGGTGGCCTATGGAGCACGGCGAAGTATTTGGATGGCGTTCTGGGAGGCCTTTTACGGCACTACCCTCGCGTCATGCCAAACTCCTCAGTGTTGGGTGCGTGGACTTTGCTGGACTATGAAGTTCAGCGAATCCATCCCGATACTCATAGCCCTCTAGTCAAGGGCTGGACAGTACGGGCCACCATTCCAAAGAATCCTTTGGATGGTGTGGGCGCACTCATGAAGGTGTTTCTCGCGAGAGCGGAGGACGAGGACGTTACGGATAATCTCCGTGTAAGGAACTTTCGGGTTCCTGACGTAATCCTCTCCGCTCTTAGCGGCATTGAGCCAGATGCTGCTGAGGATCATCTTGAGCGTTCGGGACGCCCCGATGCCGTCAACATCAAGCTCGGGTGGGCCTCACCGTTAAGTCGGTGAGGTCCGTAATGGCGTAATCCTTATGTGGATTGCGGGACCGTATATGGTCCGCTAGGAGGCGACAAGTTCCGCCTCTTCGGAGGCGGTGCTTGCGTCGCT